CTTGTCTTTTCTATCTTCAATAGATTGTTCTTTTTGTTGCATTGCTTGAACATCCATTTGTTTTAACTTCATATCGTATTCAAACTGCTGTTGCATTTTTTGAGCTTCAATTTGTGCCGCTATTTGCATACGTTGTACTTCTATTTGGCTTTTAGCTTTTTCATAATTAATATTAGAAGATGCTAACGCCTCTTGTTTTTGTACTTCAGCCATAGCTGTTTTTTCTGCAGTCGATGCTTGAGCATCAGCTTGAGCCTGTATATTAGACTGCTGAATTTGCATATCCTCTTTCTGCTTTTGCTTACGCTTAATTTTAAGCATTTGATTAGCAAGCTTAAGGTTTTTAATCTGTCTAACGTCAATAGCGTCTTCAAGATCAATACCACCTTGCTGTATAGCAGTTTGTATGTTTTGTTCTAACTGTGCTTTTTCTTCTTCGTCTGGTTCTAATTCTAAGAATATACCAAAGTCATGTAAATTAAGGTTTATAACTTCTTCTAATGTTTTACTATTAAAAGTAGATATAGAGTTTTTAAGAGAGTTAGCAGTAAGTGGAAACTGTAGTGCATCAGCTATTTTAAGTGATATATTTTCAGCCATTTTAAGAGTTAAAAATAAACTAGACTGAACAATATGTTTAGTAGCTGTATTAGATGCATTAGCAGCTAATTTCTGTAATCCTACTAAAGTATTACGATCAGGCAAACTACCATCTCTAGCTTCATTTAAACCGGTTACATCACGTATCATTTGTAAATAATACTGGTACGTTTGTATAAGACTAGCTATCTTAGCATTACCACCACTACTTTGAAGTTCTTGAATCGGTACTTTACCTCTGTTCATTTCACCATCTTGAGTAAGTGATCTACCAACAATAGAACCTGTTTGAAAATACATATTTAATGCTTCTGCAGGATTATAGTTAGTACCATTACCAAGATCAACTTCAGCTAAGCCGTCCATATCTAAATATACACCATCTGGTACCATACGTGATAACACCTGTTGTAGTTTTAAATGTGTAAGCTGTATCATATCTGCAAAACCAATACATTTACTAACTAAGCTTTCTATTCTACCTTTATACATACGTGGTGCACATATAGCGTAGTTCATTTCTACTTTAGTTGTATCTGCATATGGTCTAGACATATTTTTCGCTAGCTCCCATTTTAGCATTGTATCAGTTCCTAATACTTTAGCACCGTGATATAAAACCTCTATAGATCTAGATACTCTTTCAAAGTTATCATTTTCTGGTGGATCAAATGTATCTGGCTTTTCAATAGCCTTCATAAGTCCTTGATCAGTTTGCTTTATTTTAAATACTTGATTATGATATGTTTTATAATCAAAATATAATACTTGTACAGTATTTTCGTCATATCCACCCCAGCCAGTTATATATTGTCTATTACCTGGCATTTCCTGTATACGCTTAAGTTCTTTTTCAGATATATTAGGAAACTCTTTTTTAAGCTCAGGTATTGTTATTGATTTAACTTCACCAACATAATATATGTCATCAAAGTTAGGATCTTCAGTATATGAATAAACCATATAAGCTGGATCTACATAATCAACTGTAATACCTTCAGCTGTATTAAAACTAGTTTTAGCAGCTGCGATACCACAAGTTACTAAATCCATATTTAATCTACGACGTATAAGATCGTATTTGTTTTGAGCTAAAACAGATGATATAGCTTCTTCTTCTGCTATTTCAACTGATTGCTTATAGCTTAACTGCATGTGAAGCTCAAGCTCTTCTGGTGATTCTGGTATAAGCTCAGGATGTGGCGTTTGATAAACGTCAACACCTAAAGTTTGTTTTAAACTTTCTATATATTCTTTAGCTAGCATATCTTCATATATTTTTGAAGCATATCTAGTTCTTTTCTTTACAGACTCAGGATCTTGAGCATAAGCTTTTATATCATAAGTTTTTTGTGATATACCATTTACAACGATATCTACAAACTTAGATAAAATAGGTACAGGTTTCCAGTCTAAATTAAGATAAGATAAATCACCGTTTATAGATAATTCATCTTTATATTTTTGTATTGACTGCTCGCCTCTAGCGTATAGTCTTAGCTCGTGAAAGTTATTCCAATTAGTCAAGTATCTATTACCGTTAGTTCTACCTGATCTGAACCACTCATATTCAATAGCCATAGCAACTTGGCTACCATATTCCAAACTTGATTTTTCAGCTTCACTGACTACCTGACTTGGAAAGGCGCTATTTGAGTTAGTGTATATATTCATTTAACTTATAATTTTTGATGTAGTTCCCCTATTGTCATATCTTTTTATACCTAAGTCAACAGGTTGTGTTTTAATCTTATTAACTGGTGAATACCTATGTTTATTACAAGCCATAAGCGCTAAACCAGAACTAATAGAAGCATCATGCTTTGTTCTATTGTTTATATTAAATTGAGCCCAGTCTTCTAATGTACGTTGAAAATACATATCACCATAACCTGTATCTTTTAAACCTACAAAATGTTCGATGTAAGTTTCTATAGCAGATGCATGTGCTTGTTTAATATCTTCACTAGAATTAGGTATACCACCTATTTCTCTTTCTGTCACAGACAATTTACTATATTTTCTATCAGGTCTGTTCATTGCAAAACCTCTATAACCTCTGCGTTTAAAATAATAAAGCAGTCTTGGTTTGTTGTTTTCAACAAGTATTGGCATACCGTAAAATACGCAAGCCATGAGTACATCTTCAAAAAATATTTCAGCCGTCTGTGGTCTAGCTATATATTCTAAAAAGAAATGGTTTGCAGGCATATCCTCCATTGAAAACTTTGTAAGACCGTGCAAAGATCCTTTAGATCCTCTTCTGTCTACAGTACCTGAAATATCATAAGGGTCACAACCAAATGCACCCATATGTTCATTGCCAGGGTAATTTGTACCGTTTTTACTATATCTTTTATTTTGCAAATGTACTTGTGGTACCCAGGTTATATTAAACCTACCGTTTTTATTTGGTACAAATATAACTCTTGTATCTTGCTCACCGTTTTCCCATTGAAACGATCCTTTTGTTACATTTATAGAGTTTTTTAAGTCTTCATTAAAATCTATTTGCTCGTATATCTTAGTTAGATTAAATAAAGATTCTTTTGATTCGTCTCTAAAAGCATGCTTAGTTGTACGAGGAAACTGTCTATAAAATTCATTTAAAGCATCTTGATCTTGCTTAAGTCCTTCTACTTCGTTATCCCAGTATTCTATTACACCTAAATCGATCATTTCACCCTGTGGACCTTCTACAGGTTTTTTCGGTGTGTTGAATACAGGTAATCCATAAGAATCAATGTATCCTTCGTAGTTCCATTCCATAGGTATGAACAAACTATATAATCCCGAGCGAGTTTGTCCATTGGCGTTTCGTTGAGTAACGTCTGAGTCATTGTATAGTTTTTTGAAGTTACCACCACCTTTATCTAAAGCATTTGATGTACTTCCCATCATACACTTACCAATAATTCTAGAACCTAATCTAAGACAAGTTTTTGTTACTCGCCAGTTGTTTAATATGTTATTAGGTTTTTCCCACTTACCACTTTCATCGTGAACTAGTAGTTTTAATTTTTCCCCGTCATACGAGTTGTCTCCTGTGTTTTTCCAGTCGATAGTTGTGTCAAGCCCGTCAAGTTCTCTGAGCGATTCGTTAGTTTCAAGCTTTCGTCTTGTGTATTTTGTCGCTGGAACTCTGTAAGCGAGTTCGGTTTTTGGCCTGTCCATACCGTCTTGGATTGGTTTGAAAAAGAACGGGTAGTTGACTGAGATCGGTACGACCTTGTCTGTGAACATTTTCTTAGCATCGGGACCAGACTTTGACAAGATACCGAACCGTGCATCAGATGTAATTGTTGCATTATTGACGGCCTCAGCTGAGGACATAAACGAAAATCCACTACGTCTATTCTTAAGATAGCACATTCCATAAGATCGTGGGTCGGCTTTACAAGCTTCCCAGAATATAAAGAATAATCGGTTTGATTCCCTAAAATCTGGTTGCCCAACATCAATCTTGGACCACTGCAAGTACATAAAATGAGTACCAGTAATGTAAGTAGCCAAGCCCTTATTATAGAACCAAAAGCCTTTTTCTCTTTTATTAAATTCATTATCGATGTAATCATACCATTTTTCTTTAAAGTCTACCGGGTATTCCTCCCAATCAAATACAGACTTTATTTTTTTTAATTCTTTAGGATACTGTGTGTATTCCCATTTATCACTATCGAACTTATGTATATCTTTAGCTTTTGGTAATGCTATTTTTAGATTTTGTATTTCATATATCTCACCTATTTCACCTGTTCTACTAATGATAATTACATCGTGTTCTTTATTATAACCATACTCCCATTTTTTATAACGGTTCATACGACTAACAACTTTTGGTTTTATGTGGTCTTTTACTACCTTATAAAGAGTTTGTTCGTACATTACTTAGATCTACCTTCAGCAAAACCTTTAAAAGTTCTTTCTTCTTTAACTTCTTTAGGTTTGTCATTTAACAAATTCTCTTCTTCTTCAATGCGATTAAGTATTTCAAACGCATCGAATATAGCTAGCTTTTTAGTGGCTGCTGCGTTTTTAAGTCTGTCAGCTGATATGTCATCATCTGAATCAACAATAGCTTCTTTAGCTACCTTGATTAACTCCTCAACTGCTCTTTGCCCAGCTTGGATTATATTCTTCTTCGTTTCCTTGGTATTCATACTTAATTACAATATCATTAGATTTCATACAGTAAAGTCTCTTTCCTTCAACTAAAAACTCCCATTCACCATCAGGTTTATAACCTACAAGGTCTCCTGGGTTTATTTCTAGCGCTTCTAAGGACTTATTGCCATATTTTAATATACCAACAAGCTTACGCTCTTTATCAAGCGTTAGAGGATCATTACTTTTTATTGGTGTTATAAAGCATCTGTCACCTACAGTATGCCAACCTGTTTTATTTTTATATAAATAAACCTGGTCAAGGCTGCAGAAATATAAATCATTTTCAAAATATGATCTACTTTTCTTTTTATTACCTTTCATATCATAAAACGTTCTAAACACGTTTTGATGTATAACCACTGT